GAATATTGGTAATAGAACTGTTTATAAAGGTAGATTATCAGTAGATGGTAGTGTTACTGTTGGTAGTGCAACTGATGACCCAGATATTTCTGTAACACAAGCAAGTGGTTCAGATGATGTGGCTTTTACTTATGATAGTGGTTCTATTGAAGCTAATGTACATATGACAGGTACTACTACAGCTGATTGTACAATAACATTCCTTTATCAAGCTACTTCTTGGAAATCTTGGTTTTTAGAATATAAATTTGCTAGTACAGATGGGGGAGCAAGTGGACACATAGGGGGTTATAATAATAGTAGTTTAGGTCACGATAAAACAATAATTTTAAATGGTATTTCACATAGTGTAACAGTAGCTGCTGCTGGTCAGCACGTTAAAGTAGTATTCAGCTTTGATAGTGGTTTAGGAATACATCCATTTGTACATTTTAAATACTGGCAAGGTGGACACGACCAAAAACCGAGAGCTGATAGGTTGAGTATTGAATATGAAGAATCATAAAAAATAAATATATTTGTTATTATTAATTTAAAATTTTAAAAATGAGTAAAATAAAAGAAGAAGAATTAAAACAAATACAAGAACAAGAACAAAAGAAAAATGCTATACTTATTGAGCTAGGTGGTTTAGTAGTAAGAGCATTTTCATTTTCCAATCTATTTGCAGGTGTTCAAAAAGAACAAGAAGATCTTAAAGCAGAAATGGAAAAAGAGTATGGCAAAATCAATATAGATATTAAAGATGGTAGCTATACAGAAATAAAAGAAGATGAAGAAAAAGGAGAAAGTAAATAATAGTATTAGTAAGCATATAAGTTTTAAAGAGGCTACATACTCACAAACTGCTAGTAAACATAAAATAAAAAATGTACCTACAGAGGCTCATTTAAAAAATATGAAACTATTAGCAGAGAAGTGTTTTGAACCTTTGAGAGAATGGTGTGGCCATCCTATCAAGGTAAATAGTATGTATAGATCTCAAGAACTTTGTGAGGCTATACCTAACTCTAGTAAAACATCTCAGCACACAAAAGGCCAAGCTATAGATATGACTTCAATGGGAAGTAAATCAAATAGAGAATTATTCTACTGGATAAAGGATAATCTTGACTTTGACCAATGTATATGGGAGTTCGGTGGATCTCCTGATAGTGAAGAAGGATCTCCAAGATGGATTCACTTATCTTATGTAAGTAAGAAAGCTAATAGAAATAATATTCTAGTGGCAAAGTATAAAGGCTCTCAGGCTACTTATTACAAGATGTGAAATACGAAATAGCAATAATTGATAGATCCTTTGATGCTTATTGCTTTTTATTTGGAGTATCAGTTCATCCTAAAAATGCAAATGATGATTTTTTAGAGATAAATGTACACTTTCTATTTTTAGTATTACATATAAAGATATATTAGATGCCAATACCAAAACCAAAATCAGGAGAAAAAAGATCAGATTTTATGATAAGATGTGTACCTGAGTTATCTAAATATCATAACAAAGAACAGGCTATTGCAATGTGTTATAAATCTTATGAAGATAAAAAATGAAACAAATATTAGCTAAAATATTCGGATCAGCAGGAGGAGGTATAGCTGAGAAAATTAGTAACATAGTTGCTAAACATACTTTTAGTAAAGAGGATCAAGCTAGGTTTGAAAAAGAAATGACTGAAGTATTCATATCAGCAGAATCAGAGATGCAGAAAAATGTAACTGCAAGATGGGAGGCAGATGCCAATAGTGATAGTTGGTTAAGTAAAAATGTAAGGCCTATGGTATTAATATTTCTTGTAGTTTCAAGTGTGCTTATGGTTTTCATTGATGCAGGTTGGATTGAATTTGAAATAAGCCAAAGTAATCAAGCTCTACTTACTACATCTCTTACTGTAACTCTAGGTGCATACTTTGGAGGAAGATCATTTGAGAAGATCAGAAAAAGATAATGCCAAGAAAGATTATATCTACATACAGAAAGAGAAAAAGAAAATCACATCCTCATAGTAAAAATGCAAGTAGATTAAAAACATCTAAACAATATAAAAAACCTTATAGAGGTCAAGGAAGATAATATGGAAACATTAAAACACTTATTAGGATTTTGTGGAGAATCACATCCTAACTTATTTACTTTTATATTAATATTTGTTTGTGTATTAACAATTATTAGATATAAAAAACTTTATTTAAAATAATTATATATATTTGTCATCCTAGTCGCAAATCTAGTCAAGTTGCTAAACTTCAGGTAATCACTCCTGTTGGATCTTGTAAATAATATTGTTTCTTTTTTTGGGGGGGATTTTTCTTTTCTTTTTTCTTTTTGTCCTTTTTCTTTTTTCTTTTCTTTGTTTTCAAAATATAAGTTAATAAATCGTTATATTTATAAACATTATGAGTTTTAATACAGATACAATAGATAAAATAGTAGGATATAAAACTATTAAAAGTAGAGATAAAATAGATAGATTACTAGAAATTGAATCTAATTATATAGCTAATAATATAGGATCTAATATAACTAAAACTGAAAAAAACAATATTAGAAAAAATAGTAGATATATATATAAAGCTATCTCAAAAATCAATCAAGAAATAGGTAATAAATTCTTACAAGCTCAGGATAAGTAATGCCTAAAAAACCTAGTAGAAAATATCTAGTCAAAAAATTAGATACCTTATTCTCTTTATATATTAGGTTAAAATCAGCAGATAAATATGGTAATGTTAAATGTTATACTTGTAACACTAAAAGACATTATAAAGATTATATGCAATGTGGCCATTTTATATCAAGAAGGCATTATATAACAAGATGGAAAGAAACAAATGCTAAACCTCAATGCTACTCCTGTAATGTAGGTAATCAAGGTATGCAATATCAATTTGCTCTAAATCTTAACAAAGAATATGGCTACGATATAGCCCAAGAATTGTTACAGGAAAGTAAACAATCTGTAAAGTTATCAAATGATGATCTAGTTTCGTTAATAAATAGATATAAAGAATTTATTGACTTAATGGATAAATAATTAATTTTGATTAGTTCTGTTCATTTTGTCTTTGGTTTAAAAGAGGGTTAATTAATTTTAATCCTTTTTTTTTGCCCTATCTATTGTTTTTAACAAAAAATTTAATATCTTTATAGAAATAATAATTAAACTTTAGATATATGAACAATCCATTTTTAAATCCTGAAGATATAATATCAGGTACAGAATCAGGTTATATTATAGAAAAACCTTATCCTGTTTTAAATTTATATGATAGGTTAAAACCTCAATATAAAGAAGCTCTTGATAAACAAGTAGAAAACTGGACATCAGCATCTGCTATTAAAGACAAACTTAAAAACACATTAAGTTATATGGATCTCACTATTCTAGATATAAAGGTTTTATATTCTATGATAGATGTATGGACTACAGATGTAACTGTAGATGATCTTATATATGGTAATAATATTTTTGAAAAATGAAACATAAAGATTGGCCATACATAAAAGGAGATAAACAAATCATAGCTTTAACTAAGGCTTATGAATACAATAAAAGAGAAGCAGATAAATATAAATCCCTCTGTAAACAGAAGGATCAGAAAATAGAAGAATTAACAATTAAACTTGAAAAACTAAAATATGAATCAGAAATTAGAAACTATTAAAATAAAAGGTAAAGAGTATGTAATGGTTAATGCACGAATTACATACTTTAGATCTCATTATCCAAACTATTCTTTAACATCTAAAATTTTAGAACATAAAGAATGGAAAAATAAAAATGATGAAACAGAGTATTCTATACTAATAAAAGCATCTGTACTTGATGAAAATAATAGAGTTATTGCAACTGGCCTAGCTCAGGAATATAGTAATAGCACATTTATAAACAAAACAAGTTATATAGAGAACTGTGAAACTTCAGCTTGGGGTAGAGCTTTAGGTAACTTAGGTATAGGTTTAGATACTTCAGTAGCATCAGCAGAAGAAGTACAAAATGCTATAGCTAATCAAAAAGAGGTTCTTAAATTTGATAGTGAAAAATATAGAAAGATAGCTGAGAAGTTAAAACAAAATCAAATCACTATAAATAAAGTAGAAGAACATTTTAAGTTAGATAAATTTACTAAATTAGAGTTACAAAAATTAAATTAAAAATTATGAGTAAAAGAATTATTTATGGTAATATATCTCTCAATGTAGAGAAGTTACCCAAACAGTATTTTGTAAAAACAAAAACTGGTACATTTTTAAATATGGATCTAAGAATAAATTTAGATGATCCTAAAATATTTGATAATGGTGGTAGAAATTTTGGATCTTTTTCAAAACCTCAAACTGCTGATGAGAGAAAAAATAAAACTCCTAAAGAGTGGTTTAATGGTATTTATTTAGATGTAACTAATATAGCTACAGTAGAAGGAGATAAATTTGAGATTGATAAATCTTGGGGATTTGCTAAAAGCAAAGATACTGAAGAGGCCTTGCCATTCTAAGAAAAAGTATAGTTTTTTCATTAGTAGGAGGGTAAAGATGTATATCTTGCCCTCTTTTTTTTTATATTTATTTATGCAAACAAACCAAAAGAAAATGCAGCAATTAGAGAAGAGCTGCTTTATAAGTACATCAGAAGAATTATCATATCCTCCAGTAGCACTTTCATTAGGAGAAAAATTAATAAAATCCAGTAAAGGAGATCAGCTTCTGCCTATTCCTATATGTACCTACTCCAATATAACAATGGTACAAGCTCCTCCAAAAAGTAAGAAAACATTTTTTATATCCTTACTTGCATCAGTATATCTTAGTGGTAAAAATAGATTTGGATCTAAGATAAGAGGGCATAGAAATGGAAGATGTTTAATACATTTTGATACAGAGCAAGGAGCTTGGCATACTCAGAGAGTAGCAAAAAGAATAGTAGATATGAGTGATAAATCTCTAGGATGTTATTATATTTATAGCCTCAGATCTGAGTTTCCAAAAACAAGAATAGAATTTATAGAGTATTGTTTAAAGACAAAAGACAATATAGGATTAGTTATAATAGATGGTATAGCTGATCTTTGTATGGATGTCAATTCCTTAGAGGAGGCAAACTATACAGTACAAAAACTTATGGAATGGAGTGCAAAGTATTGCTGCCATATCATAACAGTTATTCATAGTAACTATGGATCTGAAAAAGCAACTGGCCATCTAGGATCTGCCTTAATGAAAAAGGTAGAAACAGAAATACAACTTGAACAGAATACAGTAAACAAAGAATGGATTACAGTTAAATGTAAAAGAAGTAGAAACTACTCTTTTGAAACATTTAGCTTTACAGTAAATGAACTTGGGCTACCTTATGTAAATGATCTATATGATCCTTTGGCATAGAGCTTATGAGTAAAAAATATATGGAATTGTTATTCCAAAAAAATAATGACTGGATTGAGATCTGTAAATCCTTTGGTTTAGATGAAGAAACTGCAAAGGATCTTACTCAGGAGATGTATATAAAAATCCAACTAAAAATAGAGAATGACAAATTAGATATATCTTATAATGATGAGATAAACTATTATTATATATTTAAAACTCTTAGGAGTATGTTTATAGATCTGTATAGGAAAAAAAAGAAAGTAACAATAGTAAGAAACCTAACTGAATATAAGAAATCTGATACTTATGTTAATTATGATGATAAGTATAAACAGATACAGGATCAGCTTGATAAAATGTATTGGTATAATAAAAAGGTATTTGAGATAGTAAACTCAGGTACATCAATAGCAGAATTATCTAGAAAATCAGGAATACCTTATTACTCTCTTTATAATACATATAAAAAAGTAGTAGATAAATTAAAACAAATAATATGAAACTTGGAGATCTTACTGAAAAAATAATAAGTGTAATCACATTTGGGCAGGGTAAAAGAATAGCATCTTGGATAGCAAACAAACTAGGATATGAAGATTGTGGGTGTGAGGAAAGAAAACAAAGCCTAAATAAAATTAAAATAAAAAGATGGTAGTTAAATTTAATAAAGATGATAGAAAAAAATGGGAAAAATTTAGAATGGGTAAAAAATCATTCTTATCAAGAGATGAATTTCAAATGGTATCAGAGCTGCACTCATCCTACTACAACCATAGCTTTTACTTACCTTGCACCTGTAATCCAAAACAAATCCAACAATGGATAAAAGACTTGAATAAGATTTGGGATAATGGAGATTAGCGAGGTACATAAATGGGAAAGAGCAGTTACTATGCTGCTTAATGTTTTGGGATGGGATCTTGAATGGGTAGGCAAAGAAGATAAGAGTTGGGATGCTGAAGGATATAGTATGTATAACAGAAAGGTAGTTATAGAGATGAAGTTTAGAGATAAATACTATGAAGAAAAACTACTTGAGAAATATAAGTATGATAAACTTATGGAGCTACCTGATGACATTATCAAGATATATTTTGTAAATGATCCTAAAGCTAATTATATGTTTTGGTTAGATAAGATAGATATGCCTGAACCTACTGAATTATATTGCCCTTCTACTACTATTTGGAATAGTAAAAAAATAAAAAAGCAAGTATATCTCCTCAAAGAAAATATGGCTTCTAGAATAAACTTAAATACTAATTAAATTATTTGTTAATAATTCGTTATATTAGCAGTAACTATTAATATAAAGACAATGGTAATAAGTAATTCAATATTTGAACATTATAGAAAAAAAGAGAAAAAAACACAAAAGAAAATCAAGAGCTTAAAAAAACAAGGCTACATAGTTTTTAAAAAAAAATGAATTATCTACAATATCTAAATGAGAACTATTTTAGAGAAAAAGGATATATAAAAATGCAAAGCAAAATAGACAAAGTTAAAGTAGATAAGCCTAGACAATATAGAAGTAGGCAAGGTAGATCTGATAAAAAATATACAGAAACTATGAAACTTACCTGCTTTAGTATCATAGGATTATTACTAACATTATTATATATCATATATGACAATACTCTTTGATGCAGATTCACTTATATTTGCGAGTTGTTATAGAACTAGAATAGATGGAGAAAAACCTGATGATATATATTACAGAGATATTAAAGATGCTCAAGATAAATACTCAGAGCAATTTATGAAGATTGTAAATGATATAGATGAGATCTTTGATGTAAAAAATGTAATAACATTCTCAGGATCTTCAGGTAACTTTAGAAAGATGATTACTCCTACGTATAAGGCAAACAGAAAAAAACAAGAGAAACCTCCTCTACTTTATGAGCTGCACCAGTTTGTAAAAGACACTTATAATAGTGTACATACTAAAGGACTAGAAACAGATGATCTTGTAGCTCAACAATGGAATAAAATAAAGAATGATTCAGGTAGAGATGAGGTACTAATAGTATCAATAGATAAAGACTATAAACAATTCCCTGCACTTATATATAATTATGTAAGGAAAGAAGTATATGATATAACAGAAGATCAGGCCTTGTATAATTTTTATGAGCAATGTATTGTAGGAGATACTGCTGATAATGTAAATTATTTCAAGGGTAAGGGTAAGGCATTTGCAAAGAAATATTACAAAGGATGCCAAAGCAAATATCAATATACTAAAAGATTATATGAATTATTCAAACAAGAATACAAGAGCAAAGCCAAAGAAAAATTTTCAGAATGTTATCATTTATTAAAATTAAGAATATGAAGGCAATAGATATAGCTAATAAAATCTCTGAATTATCAGGATTAGATCTCTTTGAGAAATCAAGGAAACAGAATATAATAGAACATAGAGGATTACTATGTTACATACTTAGAGATAAACTAAAAATGAGATGGCAAAAGATGGAGAAGTTTTATAGATCTCAAGGATGGCCTGTAAATCACGCTACCTTAATAAACAGTTATAGGAAGTGGTATATATATAAGACAAATCAGGATGTAATAAACATTCTTAACCAGTTTCAGTTTGAAGAGGAGGATCAGGATCAGATAGATAAAGTAGAGATGTTAGAAACTAAATGTACTAATCTCAAAAAGAAATTAGAAGATCCTTTAGTAAAACTTGTAACAGATATTCCTGAAAACAAAAAAGAACAAGTAAAAGAAAAGATAGATATGATGAAAAAGGAATGGGAGTGGAAAGAGAAAGTATTATAATGGAAAAAAACAAAGACAAAAGAAAACAGATACCAATATATACAGGATTGATAAAATACTTTCCTAAAGCACTTGCTGAAGTTGCTAGAGTATCTTATACAGGTAATCAGCAGCATCATCCTGATAAACCATTGCATTGGGATAGGGCAAAGAGTACAGATGAGCTAGATGCTCTTACTAGGCATTTGTTTGAGGCAGGAGAAATAGATACTGATGGTATGAGGCATTCTGCTAAAGTAGCTTGGAGAGCATTGGCCAATCTAGAAAAAGAACTTGAAAACTCAAGGGATGATAAGTGGTATAAAGAACAGTATAACAGAAATAGAGATCCTGAAGATCAAATCAAGTAGTTTTTTTCGTTATATTTTTGATTAATCAAAGTTTTTCAAAATATGAAAGTAGAAAATAGAGGAGGTAAAAGAAAGGGAGCAGGTAGAAAACCTAAAGCAGAAGAGTTAAATCTTATTGAGAAATTAACTCCTTTAGAGCCATTGGCCTTTGAAGCATTAGAGGCAGGATTAAAAAAAGGAGATTTCAAATATGTTCAGCTCTATTATAATTATTATGCAGGTAGGCCTAAAGAAACTAAAGATATTCACATAAACGAAGATCTGCCTATATTCATAGATTAATGCAAATTCAAAAAACCTTAGCACTTCAAAAACTAAGAAAGCTACAGAATAGAATAAAGATAATTAGAGGAGGATCTTCAGCAGGTAAGACAATAGCCATATTACTAATCCTTATAGACTATGCAATAAGAAATAAAGGATCTGAGATTAGTGTGGTATCAGAGAGTGTACCTCATCTTCGTAGAGGAGCTTTAAAGGACTTTCTAAACATCCTGAAGGCCTTGAATAGGTATGATGAGAGAAAATACAATAGAAGTACCTTAAAATACGAATTTCATAATGGTAGTTATTTAGAGTTCTTTAGTACAGATCAGCCTGATAAACTTAGGGGAGCTAGAAGATCGGATCTATTTTTAAATGAGTGCAATAATGTAACCTTTGATTCCTATCAGCAATTAGCAATAAGAACCTCCAATAATATATGGCTTGATTATAATCCTACTAATTTGTTTTGGGTAGATAAAGAACTGATAGGCCAAGATGATACAGATTTCCTTACACTTACTTATAAGGACAATGATAGCCTCCCTGAATCAATAGTAAGAGAAATAGAGAAAGCTAAACACAAAGCTAAGACATCTACATACTGGGCAAACTGGTGGAAGGTATATGGATTAGGAGAGATAGGTAGTTTAGAAGGAGCTTGTATTCCTGATTGGAAATCAATAGATAAAATACCTGATGATGCTAGGTTACTTTGTGGAGGCCTTGATTTTGGATATTCTGTAGATCCAAGTGTAATTATAAATCTTTATAAGTGGAATGATGCTTATATCTTTGATGAGATCCTATATCGTAAAGGAATGTTGAATAGAGATATAAGTTATTTCATAAGACAAAACAATATAGGATATAATATATATGCAGATTCTGCTGAACCTAAATCTATACAAGAGCTTAGAAACTATGGCCATAAAGTATTCCCTGTAACTAAGGGTAGAGATTCTGTAGTGTATGGTATAAACCTAATAAACCAAAACGAGATCTATATCACTTCAAGATCTAAGAATCTAATAAGAGAGCTGCAAGGATATGTATGGGATAAAGACAAAGAAGGCAATAATCTACAGAAACCTACAGGCCTTCATCCTGATTGTATTGATGCTTGTAGATATGCTTTAATGATGGAATTACAGAATCCCAACAGAGGTAGATACATAATTAGATAAAAAAGTTATCAAATATTTTGTGGATAATTAAAATAGTTGTATATTAGCATTGTTGTTAAAGTGAGATCCCCTTTAAAATCGGATCGGTTGAGTGAGCAAAGGTCAAAGCAAGATACCTAACGAGGCAACAAAGGAGTTATCCTTAAATAACAAAAAGGTGTAAAAAGGTAGCACCTACTCTTAGACAAATCAAAATACCTCTAATTTAAAACTAGACAAATGAAAATAGATTATTCAAAAAAACATTTTATCACTTTAACAGAAAGTGAAATGGATTTATTAAGTATTATGCTTGAACAAGAATCAGGCAGAGCAAGTAATATGGCTAGATATGCAACAAGTTTTGCTAATGATTATGGTTACAAAGATGAGCTTAAAAGTATTTGGAAAAAAGTTATCAAAGCAGTTGATTTTCCATATAGTTTAAAATCAAAATACGATAATCAAAATGTCAATTAAAGCTACAGTAAACTTGATAGAAGTAGATGATAGAATAAAACCTATCACTAGGGAGTTTGATAATGAAAGGCATATATATCATTTCAAAAATCACGCTATAAATTATTGGCCTAACATCAAAGGCCTTGATAGTGTTGTAGATGATAAAGGTAATGATATAACAAAGGATATATAATTATTTATTATATTTAAGTATGCCAATAGATAAGATTCAGAACTTAAAGGATCTTGAGTATTATTCCAATATGGAGTTATGCTCAGGCCTTGTTAGAAAATGGAGAAAGTTAAAGCCTAATAACAAGGAGCTTAAAAGTTTTGATCTGAACTTATTAGAGATTACTCTATATGTAGTAGAAATCCAAAGAGATAATATATTTCATAAAGAGGCAATAAGTGATTATAGAGAAAGATGGAATAAAGTAAAGCTAGAATTACAAGAGCTGAAAAAGAAATATGATAAGTTGGAAAAGGATTATAAAAAAGACTTTAAAACCACTTAGATTTTTCATAGAGTAGTTTTGTTAATTTGGTTAGTTTGGATAGTAGGCAGAGGTACAATTTGCAAGTGGTTTGTGTATCTCTAGCCTACTTTTTTTTTTAAATAAAATGTTAAATTAAATTCGTTATAATAATATGAAAATCAAGGTAAACATTCCTCAGAGCTTAGATGATGTTACTCTCAGGGATTATAAACACTTCTTGAAGATACAAGAAAACAATGAAGATGGAAGATTTGTAAAGGCCAAGATGCTTGAGATCTTCTGTAAGATAGGATTGAAAGAAGTATATAGAATGAAGTATAAGGATTCAGAGGAGGTACTATCTATACTAGAGAAAACCTTTAATGATAAACCTTCTTTGGTTAGAAAATTTAAACTGGGTAAAACTCAATATGGATTCCATCCTCAACTTGATGATCTTACTTTTGGAGAGTATATAGATCTAGATACATATATTGGAGACTGGGATAATATTGAAAAAGCAATGAATGTACTGTACAGGCCTATAATTACAAGTGTAGGAGAGAAGTATGCTATAGATGAATACAATACAGAGAATGATAAGTATTTACTTGATATGCCTATGAGTGCAGTAACTTCATCCATTTTTTTTTTGATGAAACTAGGAGCAGATTTATCAAATCATATCCTGAAATCTTTGGAGAAGGACAACGAGGAGATCTATCAGCAGTTTCTAACTTTGGAAAAAAATGGGGATGGTATCAGTCAATTTGGGCTTTATGTGGATCAGACATTACAAAAATTGAACATATCACTCAACTAAATGCTCATAAATGTTTTACTTGGTTAGCTTATATGAAAGACAAAAATGAGATGGAAGCTCAAGAACTTAAAAAGAAACTTAAATGAGTAATCAAGGTATTAGAGGTTTTTATCAGATCACAAATACTCTCAAGGATAAACTCCTTGAAGATATAAATATAAATACTGTAACTACAGGAGATATATCTGATATTAATCTTAGAAAGCAGGATATGTTTCCTATGGCTCATATTATAGTAAATAGTGTGGTAGTAGGAGAGCAAACTCTAAGTTTTAATTTAAGTGTACTTTCTATGGATATGGTAAACCAATCCAAAGACTTACCTGTAGATATTTTTACAGGCAATAATAATTTACAAGATATTCTTAACACTCATTTAGGAGTGCTGAATAAATTGATACAATTATTAAGAAGAGGATCACTACATACAGACCAGTATCAGCTTGTTGGAGATCCTACCTTAGAACCTTTCTATGATAGGTTTGAAAATCAGTTAGCAGGATTTACTGCAACTATGGATATAATAATTTATAACGATATAACAATATGCTAAAATGGAACTCTCAGAAAACTCAAAACTAACACTAGATCTCAAAACTATAGGAGTAATAATATTCTTTACAATATCACTTGCTGCTACATACTTTACCTTATCCTCTTCTGTAGCACAAAACTCTTCTGATGTAGAAGATCTAAAACAAAATTCAGTAAATCCCATAGAGTTCCAATATAAAGATGAATTAGTGAGATCTACAGTACAAAGATTAGAAGAGAAACAAGATGTATTATCAGAGGATATAAATGAAATAAAAGAAAATCTAAAAAAGATAGATGAGAGGTTATATCAAATAAGTAAGGGAAGATGAAAGCATTATTACTCATATTATTACTAACAGGATCTATATATGGGCAAGACTTCAAGAATGATATAAGTGTTGTACAATTCTCAGCAGGTTTTGTAAAAGATTCTGAGGTCAAACTAACTCCATTCAAAACTTATAATATATACTATTTTAAAATGGAGGAGAAGGCAGTTTTATTTAAGGAAGAAAACATTAAGTATATCCCTACAGTAATATTATATTATAATGGCAAAGAAGTTACTAGAGTTGAAAGTGGTATTGATTTAAAACTTCCTGAAAACTGCATAGAGATTATAAAAAAACATATAGATAAAATAATAGAAGATAAATTTTAAAGATGAAAAAACTAATAACAATATTACTAATATTACTAACTACAAATGTAAGTGGCCAAGTATTTAAAAAGATATATGATGAGGTATTTAAGTATTCTACAATTTATGTGGCTGCTGATGTAAGAGAGGCCTATGAAACAAGATACCCTGATTATTTTATAAGAACAGATCCTGATGATTTATATGCTATACCTCAAGTTGTAGATGAAACAGTATATCATCCTTTTGATTACAGATTAGGTTTTGGTATCAGAAGATTAGCTAGATATGATTACGAAGTAAAACAAAATTACATTGATGGATCTGAAAATATGATAGGTATCTCAGCTCCAACTGGAGCAGTAAAAGGATTTGAATATCTTATACATTTTGAGAAAGAAAGAGAAAGATCTGAGGAGTTTGAAAACTCAAGATACTTTATTAGGCATACTGGTAAATATCATATAGTAAAATTAGAACAAAGAAAGCAGGGTAATGTAGATTTTGAATATCAATCAGCAGAGGTAAGATTTAGATTACCAATAGGTAAGAAGTTTAGTATATCAGCAGGAGCTATTGCAAGATCTCATCAAAAGGCCTATGGATATAATCCTATAGAAATATGGCTTAATGAAATAACAATAGATGATCTAGGTAATGAGATTCCAACTAACTACTGGTACACTCTAGGATATGAATATGGATATAGTGATCACTTTACTGCATATACAGATATTGCTACTGGAGATATATTTTATGATTGGATATGGAGAAATCCTGAAGGAGATATTGTAGCTTATGGAGATAGAGATTTTAGAGATAGAGTATATGGTGGATTGATGAATAGATTTAACCAAGAGAGATGGGCAGAGCTTGATCCTTTTATGGAAGTAGCACCTATTGTAGGTTTTGATTTCTATCATTACAGATCTAAGTTTTGGTTACATACTTACTTTAACTGGATATTGCCTTACCATAATTATATAAAAGGCAATGAAGATTTCTCATACTTGCATAGAAACAGTTGGGGTAAAGGTGGCCATAACAATCTACTTGATGGAGAGCAATGGAATGATTATCAAGGTGGTTTGATATTTGGCCTTAAACTTGGTAAGAATTTAGGATTATTCTTTGAAGGAGAATATGTAAAGTTTTGGGATAGTGAAATATTAAATAGTAGTATAGGTATCAACTATAGATTATGAGGTTAAAAGAATTAGAGAAGGCAGTAAAGAAATATGCCAAATATGTAGTACAACAATCTAGAACCAATCTTAGCAAGAAAGGTAAAAGACTAACAGGTAAGCTATATGATTCTTTAGAACCTGAATATGAATATGATAATAATAATAATTTCTTTGTTAAGTTCAAGATGGCAGATTATGGAGCTTTCCAAGATCAAGGTGTTAAAGGTACTCAATCAAGTTATTCTGAAAGTTCAAACAGTCCATTTAAGTTTGGTACAGGTACAGGTAAAAGAGGAGGCCTTACAAAAGGTATAGAGAATTGGATAAAACTAAAGAAATTTCAATTTAGAGATAGTAGAGGAAGATTTATGAGTTATAAGTCTATGCAATATATTATTGTAAATAGTATATGGAGGAAAGGGCTTAGAGCTACATTATTTTTTTCTAATCCATTTGAGAAAGGTATTCAAAGATTTGGAGATGACTTCTTAAATGCTTACCTACTTGATGTAGAAAGAAATGTAATACTAGGTGTTAAAAAATAAGATATGGCTACAATACTTTTAAGATCTCCAAGATATGAATCATTAACAACTCCAAGTGGAGCAGTATCAGCTAAACTACAATTAAGTATTGATGGTGTGGTTAGATATACTATCATAAAGTCTTGTATTGCAGGTAGCCCAGTATTGTTTGAAATATCTGAACTATCAAGAGATTACCTTACTCCTACTATTACTCTAGATCCTGCTAGTTATCCTCAAAATGAAATAGGAATATCACGAGTTATTAGTTTTCATAGTGCTGCAAATGCAGGAGGTAGTGTGGTAAGTGGAGGCAATACAGTAGCCCATAGAGGATTAGATGGATATGGTATTTTCTCTGAAGGTGCTAATCCAACTGCATCAGCAAACTCTTTTGCTTTTTCTCCTGATCATCAAAACAGTAACAATTATAAAATATATGTACCTGTAGGTAAAGGTGGTGCTTTCCAGTATTTTGATAGCAATGGAGAAATACAAACTCAAGAATTTACATCAGGAGATGATTCAGATAGTTTAGGATCTGTGGGTACAGTAACCATAAATAGAATAGACTGTACAAAATATGGATCAGGAAGAAAGATAGTATTTATAAATAAGTTTGGTGCATTACAAGAGTTATGGTTCTTTTTGAAAGCAGTACAATCTACAAATGTAAAATCAGATAACTATCAAAGAAATATTATTAGTACATCAGGATCTTATTCTACATTATCACATTCTGTAAAAACATTTGATAAACAAGGTAAACAAACTCATACTTTATCTTCAGGCTTTTATCCTGAGTTTACTAATACTTGGTTTGAGCAATTATTATTATCTGAGTATGTATGGATGATAAGGCCTAAATATACAAATCCTTCTACAGATGAGGTAGTACCTGTTACTGTAAAAACAAGTAGCCTAACTCAAAAGACATCCTTAAATGACAAACTAATACAATATACTATACAATTTGAAGAGGCCTCTGATTATATTAATAATGTTAGATAATGCAGAAGTTACAATTATTCATAAGTAATACTAGGGTAGATTTATTTAAAGATGAGAGTGTATCTATAAATCAAACAATACAAAATGTAAGAGATATAGCTAAGATCTTTACAGAGTTTACACAAACATTTACAATACCTGCATCTAAAACAAATAATAAATTATTCAAGCATTATCATAATTACGATATAGTAAATACTTTTGATGCTAGAAGGAAAGAGGCAGCAGAAATACAATTAAACAATGTACCTTTCAAAAAAGGATTTATAAGACTAGAGGGAGTACAACTAAAAAAAAACAAACCATATTCTTATAAAATTACATTCTTTGGAGAAACAGTAAACCTAAAAGACTTACTTGGAGATGATGAATTATCAGCTTTAGATCTAAGTTCTTTTGATATTGATTATAGTTTCAACAATATTAAAAGTAAAATGCAAACAAGTACAGGTGGTTTTATTACTCCTCTTATTACTCATACTAGGCAATTATATTATGATACTGGTGGTAATGTAGGAAATGGTAATCTTCATTACGCTAGTAGTACCAGTTCTAATGGTGTGTTTTGGAGTGATCTTAAATATGCTATAAGGTTACACGAAATAGTACAGGCCATACAAACAAAATACAGTATTACATTTAGTAATGATTTTTTTGATAGCTCTAATGCAACTTGGTATAACTTGTATTTATGGTTACATAGAAAAAAAGGAGATGTAGAACCTGCTCAACAAGTATCAATGCAGTTTAAAACTGTAACTGGATTTTCTTTAAATAGTTCTCCTCCTGCTACTACAAGTGTATCAGGTAATGGAGTGAATGTATCATCTACTTATACTACTTATCCAAATACTATTTTAGGGTTTACTTTTACATTTATACCAACAACTACTGATATATATACTATAAGAATTTTTAGGAATGGTTCACAAATATTTCAAGCAGAAGATGTAACTGGCACTCAATTAGTTTCTGAAAGTGATTTTACCCTAGCATCAGGTACATATACAGTTGCTATTGGTTCTACAAGTACAATGACATTTAACTCAGGTAATATAAGATTTGCAGTAAATGGTAACTTAGGGGGTACTG